GAAGGCGCGAAAATACGCTTGCTGGCAATCGTGATGGGTGAACGCCCCACTGCTTTTCCGTGTAGCCTTCGTAAATCGCTTTGTATAGCTTTTTGCCGACCGTTGCCAGTGCCAACTGCTCAAAGTTCTTCGGGAATGCGGTAAATACACAAGCCTCATCCACCCACCTTCGCGCTTCGTTTGGTGTCATCGCCTTCCCTGCAAGTTGGCACATCGTCAGCAGATTAACAGGCATTGACAGCAGTTGCCCATCCGAATGCGCTAACACCTTGTGGCGATAATTGCTCCACTTGCCAAAGCGGTTTACAAAATGCCAAACCTGTTCGCTATCCGTGTGGAAGATGTGCGCGCCGTAGCGATGCACCAACACGCCCTGTTCTTCATTCGTGTGGCAGTTGCCCGCTACGTGGTTGCGCTGTTCGTAGATGGTTATGTTGTGACCTGCCTCCGCTAATAAACGCGCAATGGTCGCGCCTGTTATACCTGCACCTGCGATGGCTACTTGCATTCCCAAAGTTACATAATTATGTACTTCCCACCTGCACTCTGCGATAGCTTGTTCAATGCAACGTAGCGCACCGCATCGATAGCGTGATTGTACTTGTCAATCGGCACTCCCAACGATGCACCCGTGCGGTCAGTATCCCAAGTGTAGTTGCGTAGTTCCTTGATGAGGTTCGTGCTTGTCTTGGTCACCTGAATGCTGAACCTGTGCAATATGTCGATGCTGTTGCGGATGCTGTCCTGCCCCTTCTGCGCTGGCTTGATGTTGAAACCAAGCCTATGCACCTCCTCGATGCTTTTCGGCTCAGCACTATCCGCGACAATCTCCCACGCCCGATTGATGCCGAACTCGCGAAGCTTTGTCGCAATGTCTTGGTTCGTCAGGTTGTTGGCATACAGCAATTCGTGCAAGGTCAACGTATCGCCTGACCTGTACACAGCCACCAATGCGGTCGGGTCGTTGGTGTAGCCCCAGTCCAAGCCGAGCGCGACCAGTTTGGATGTCGTGTAGTTAATCTCATCCACCTGCGTCCAGTTGCTGAATATTACGCCCTGAACACTGCCGACTTGCCCGAGACCGTACACCTTCCACCAGTTCGCCCAGTACGTTGATGTCGCGGCCTTCACCTCCGCCATTTCGATGTCCTTGCGTATCGTGTCAGGCAACGCTTCGTTGTCGCGGAACGTCAGCACCAGCAGGTCAGCATCATACTCGCGTAGCACCTCCGTGTGCGCCCAAAATTCGTGCGTTGGGTTGTAGTCGATGTATATCGCTTCGCTTGTGCGGATGGCTAACTGGTAGTAGCTCTCAAAGTCGATGTTGTTCGCTTCGTTGATGTACAGCACCTGCCGCCTTGCACCGCGTAGCCTTCCCTCGCTGTCTGCGCTGAAGAACTCGATGGTGCTTCCGTTGGCGAAGTGGTAGGTCAGCAGGGTCTTGTTCCAGCGGTCGGGTGCCCAGCGTCCAGTCCACTGCATCACCTTGGCAAAGTCCTTGATTGCACCCCTGCGCAGATGTGGTACTGATTCAGATACAACGCTGATTTCGGTCTTGGCTTTGGCCGCTATGTTGATAAGCACGGCAAGGATGGCGATTGTTTTTCCAGCACTTGTGCCGCCCTGAATCACCTTCTTCCGAGCGGCCACCTGCCGAATGCGTTTTATCGCTGTTGTGTACTTAAATTCCAATCTGCTTAATCTTCTCAATATAGACCACCGCATCCATCAGCTCCTCTTGCAGATGCTGAATCCACTCGGCAAAGGTCAGGTCATCGCGCTCCATCGTCGTGCCGTACTTCCGCTTTCCCGCCTCCGCTCTTGTCCGAAATTGGTCAATAACTGACTCGACTATCTTGTCACTCACGCGAACAAAAATTGGTGCAGTTCCTCCACCGTGCGGCATACTTCATTGCCATCCGCGTCCCACATCTGCAAGTCCTCACGCCTGCCAAAATCCCTTTCGTACATCCACCAACTAAGGCATTCGTATTGATGCTCATCAAAGACGTGCTTCAACAGCAGGTCGATGACTTCTTGTGCGCTCTCTCCAAATTCGGATAAGTCGATGCCAAGTTTGTAAGCCTCTCGCGTCCGTTTGTTATCCGCATCCATCAAATTCAAGAGGTGTTGTAGTTCGGTTAGGGTCATAGGTCATCTCCGAATAGCGGCTGTTCGATGTGTACGATGCTTTCCACTTCCTGCTTCGGCATTCCGTAAACCCGCGACAGCAAGGTTTCAAGGCTGTAAAGCGTTCCCTTCTCGATGCTCTTGCGCATTGCCGATGCGATGGTCTTCTCCAATATCGTGGCCTTCGGATTGTCCCATACCTGCTTCAATTCGTCAACGGTCATCGCCATCATATTCTGAATCGTGTCGTTGATTTCGGAACGCTTGTAGCCTTGGTCAACCAGCAGAGTCACGTACTTGCGCGGCCTTCCGTTGGGGTTGCCTGACTGCCCTTTTTCAAACGGCTTATTGTTTGGTATCGGATTACTCACGGCTGTTATGCGTCTGTTTTTAACTCAAATGATGCTGTAATTCTATTTTGACTTCCTGATTGAATAGATTTACTTCGCATAGCCTTTCCCTTATGAGCAGGTTTTCTGCCGTAAGATGACAATGCCCACAAATTAGATTTTTTCAACGCATATATTAAAGCTGGTGCGCTTGTCACTATTGTATATCTCTGCTTTTGTTGTTTATATAATTCACCTACTTTATTAAGTAACAAAAGTCCTATTCCAATGCCTTGAAAATCAGGCAATATTACAAGTCGATGAACTTTCTTTATATTTTTAATTTGAGAATGTGGAAAATGCAAAACACTAATAAAACCAGCAATTTGATTATTTACAAGCGCAACAAATACATTTGCGGCGTTATTATGTAAATGACTTAAATAGTGATGTTTAGCAAACATTTTCCACACGCTTTTATCTGCGATGCTGAATATTTCAAATTTAATGTCAGGCCTATTTTTTTTTTGCCCTCCAAGTGATTGGAAGGTCATTGAATTTGTATCAAAAACCCAATCTGGCAATAACCAATCTTGAACATCATAATGACAGGTTACTGCAATAAACTTTTTAGATGTTTTACGTATTGCTTTCTGCATTGCAAAACTACCTATTTGAGCAACTGTTCTATCTACAACGCTTGTAAATTCATCAAACACAAATAAATCTGAATCTGATAATATTGCTCTTGCTAAATCGCATCTCATTTTTTCTCCGTTGCTTAAAACTTGATATGCTTTCAGCCAACTTGGTGGACTGCTAAAGCCAACGGAATTAAATGTTTTTGTTATATCATCTACCGATTTATCTTTTGGCATATCGTCCAATACGCATTGAGCATTATACTCAAAATGTGTAATGTAAGAATTAGAAAATAGTTGTTTGGCTATAGTTGTTTTCCCAGTTCCACTATTTCCAACAATTAAGCCTATTTGCCAATTTGAATCAATGTCAATATTTCCAACAAATCTTTCTTCAATTTGTTCGCTTTGCAAATCAAATTTACCCATTACGGATGCAACCCTAAATGTTTTTATGGGTTGTGATTTTTTTACAATGTCAAAAGTCGGCATTCGTATCCTTCTGCAATTAGTTTATTATATATTTTTTCTTGATGCTCTTCGTCATTACAGGATATTTCTATTCTAAATGTTGGTTCAAGTTTTTCGCTTAAATCATCAATGCCTTTTTCTTGAGCAAAAATTGGTAAGTCAAGACCCCACTCGTTTAGTTCATCCGCATCCCACTGATTTGCGAGCATCTCCCAATCCCATTCGCCACCGCTGACGTTGTCCTTGATAATGAACTGCCGTTGCTTATCCTCATCCCAATCCACCACTTCAATCGGCACTTCTTTCCATCCTGCTTCGCGCATTGCCTTCAGTCGCATATTGCCACCCAACACGACCATATCGGTATTGACCACGACAGGTCGCACATCTGCCATCTCTGGTAGGTCTTTGATGGACTGCACCAGCTTCTTGAACTTGTCATCCTTGATGATGCGCGGATTGTTTGGGTTCGGCTTCAAATCGCCAATGGCTACCTTCTTCATACCTCAACCGAATTCATTATATCGATTATCTTCTCGCAAATCGCCACCTTCGCGTGTAGTGCGTTGGGTGCATCGCAGTCGTTCAGGCTGTCCAATATGTTGGCCATATCGGTCATAAGCGCGCCAATGTTCACGAGCTTGCTCATCCGCAAGTCGTGTTCTTCTTGTTTGTTACTCTTCGTCAAGTTCGCCAAGTTCTCGTAATTTATTTCGTGACCATCCCAACGCGGCCTTCCCGCCCCAAAGCAGGTAGCTGATATATCCGCAGTCGCTGTTTGAATCTGCATTGTCGTAGTACGTTTCAGCACGGCTCAGGTAGCTGTGCATCCGCTTGATGGTTTCAAGGCTTATCCCTTCACCCGATGCTAATTGCCGCGCCCTGACCTTGCCAGTTTGTGTTGCACACTTGTTGCCGTTGC